GGTTCATCAATCGCTCCAAAAAAAATTAATCAAATGCGTTAGCGCATGTACGTATGAACGCTTCATTCGTGAACAAGATCAAGTTCTTCTTTGAGTCAGACTGAATCACTTGGACATGAGTGCGCTTTAGTACGCTTATTCGCGCGCACGCACTCACAGGACCTCATTCATGAGCCAAAACATGTCCATGCGCGCTTATGCCCGCTACCGTGGAATTTCCGAAGGCGCTGTGCGCAAAGCCATCAACTCAGGGCGCATCACGGCCAATGCCGATGGCTCCATTGATGTGGACCGCGCTAACGATGAGTGGCGGCGCAACACTGATGCTTCTCAACAGCGCGGCGAACAACGCCCTGTACCCAACGAAGCGATTGCCAGCGTTCGTGAGGCGTTAGGGGATTCATCTGGGGCGCAATCGCCTGCATCGGGTGGTACCACCTTGCTGCAAGCCCGCACAGCCAACGAGGTGCTCAAAGCGCAAACCAACAAGGTGCGCTTAGCGCGCCTCAAAGGCGACTTAGTGGACCGATCCCAAGCGGTGGCCCATGTCTACAAATTAGCGCGCACACAGCGCGATGCGTGGCTGAACTGGCCCGCTCGTGTCTCTGCACAGCTAGCGTCTGACTTGAACGTCGATGCTCACCAAATGCACCAAGTCTTAGAGAAGGCAGTGCGTGAGCATTTGCTCGACTTAGGTGACATGGCGGTGCGAATCGATTGAGGAACACCAATGTGTTTGAACACTACGACGGAATTGATGCCATTGCTGAGGCGTGGCGCGAGGGACTCACCCCCGACCCATTACTGAGCGTTTCTGAATGGGCTGACCAATACCGCTTCTTGTCGGGTAAGTCTGCCTCTGAGCCTGGCCGCTGGCGCACGAGCCGCACGCCTTACCTCAAAGAGATCATGGATTGCCTCTCGCCCACCTCACCCGTGGAGCGTGTGGTGTTCATGAAGGGCGCTCAGGTAGGCGGTACCGAGTGCGGTAACAACTGGATTGGCTATGTGATTCACATGGCACCAGGTCCCATGATGGCCGTGGCCCCCACAGTGGAGATGGCCAAACGAAACTCCAAGCAACGGATTGATCCGTTGATTGAAGAGAGCGAAACACTCTCAGCCCTCATCGCACCTGCACGCGCCCGTGATTCGGGCAACACCATTCTTGCCAAGGAGTTCCGGGGCGGGGTGTTGGTCCTCACAGGTGCCAACAGCGCTGTGGGCTTGCGCTCTATGCCTGTGCGTTACCTCTTCTTGGATGAGGTGGACGGTTACCCCGGTGACGTAGAAGGTGAGGGTGACGCCATCTCGCTGGCCGAGGCACGGACCCGCACGTTTGCACGGCGCAAGATTTTGATTGTGTCGACCCCGACCATCTCCGGTGCCTCACGCATCGAGCGTGAGTTTGAGCAATCCGACCAGCGTCACTTCATGGTGCCGTGCCCCCACTGTGGGTATGAGCAGAGATTGCAGTTTGAGCGTTTGATTTGGGAGAAGGGTCAACCCGACTCGGTGCGTTACCTCTGCACTGGATGCGAGGAGCCGATCTATGAACACGCCAAGACCCAGATGTTGGAGCTTGGGCGCTGGGTGGCAACTATTCCCGGTAACGGTCGCACGGCTGGTTTTCATCTATCAAGTCTGTACAGCCCCGTGGGCTGGCGCAGCTGGGTAGAGATTGCACAGGCGTGGGAGCTGGCGCAAGGTTCGGCCACGGCGCTGAAAGCTTTCAAGAACACCGAGCTGGGTGAGACTTGGGTCGAGCAAGGTGAAACGCCTGAGTGGGAACGTCTGCTTGAGCGTCGTGAGTCATACCGCATTGGCACTGTGCCCTATGGCGCGCTGCTGCTTGCAGGCGGCATCGACATTCAAAAAGACCGTATCGAAGTCTCCATCTGGGGCTTTGGTCGGGAGAAGCGCTCTTGGCTCATTGAGCACCGAGTGCTCGAAGGTGATACCGCCCGAGATGATGTTTGGCTGCGTTTGGGGCTCATGCTGCAAGAGAGCTGGACGCACATCAGTGGTGTGCCGATGCGACTTGTGCGCATGGGACTTGATACCGGCTACGCAACCCAAGAGGCTTATGCCTTTGTGCGTCGCCAGCACGACCCACGCTTGCTTCCTATGAAAGGCGTCGCACGCGGTGCTGCATTGGTCGGCTTGCCCACTGCTGTGGACATGACCACCAATGGCAGGCGTCTGCGCCGAGGACTGCGTGTCTACGCGGTGGTGGGTGGCATTGCCAAGTTGGAGTTTTTCAACAACCTGCGCAAAACGATTGAGGTCACCGAAGACGGCGAGATTGTGTTCCCCAACGGGTACGTCCATCTGCCGCAAGTCGATGCCGAGTACGTCCAGCAGCTATGTTCAGAACAACTGGTGACGAGACGTGACCGTAATGGTTTCTCGTTTCGTGAGTGGCAAAAAGTGCGCGAACGTAACGAGGCCTTGGATTGCTTCGTCTACGCGCGTGCCGCTGCCAGTCTGGCGGGCTTAGACCGTTTTGAGGAACGCCACTGGTTGGAGCTTGAGCGCCAACTGGGCATTCCGCTGAGTGCTGAGCCACCGGAGTTGCGCATGGACGGACTGTTCCCAGTGCGCCCGGGTTTTGAGACGCCTGAGTTTTTGCAAGGGATTCAGGGTGTACGGCCACCCAACGACGACGTGGACTTTGTGGAAGCAGAGCCCAAGGTCGAGGTCCATGCCGATGAGGAGGTGAATGAGTCTGTGGAGAAGGTGCCTGTGGAGGATGTGCCATGGCGCAGCCCGCCAGCATTGCCAAATCCTTCAACGCCCACAACTCTCCCAGCCACCCCCGTCGGTGGCTTTTTTATGAACAAAGTCCCCCAGCGCGGCAGGAGGGTCATTCGCAGTAACTGGATGAAGTGATGACGAGCTATACGGAACAACACCTTCAGGCTTTGCGAGAGGCCTTGGCCAGCGGCGAGCATCGCGTGACCTACGACGGCAAGAGTGTCGAGTACCGCAGCGTGACGGACCTCAAGGCTGCCATCGTCGAAGTGGAGTCACAGATGGCACGTGCAGCCGGTAAACGCAAGTCCCGCCAGATTCGCATCACAACGTCTAAGGGGTTGTGATGGGCTGGATCAACACCATCAAACGCCGGATGTTTGGCAACACGCCCGTTTATGACGGAACAGGGATGGGGCGACGCGCGCTGAAATGGAATCCGGGCAATCCGGGTGCTGTTTCAGCGCTGGCGCTTACCCAAGACCAGCTGCGCACCAAAAGCCGCGATCTTGTACGTCGCAACGCTTGGGCCGCTGCAGGCATTGAAGCCTTTGTGGCCAACGCAATCGGTACGGGCATCAAGCCGCAAAGCATGATTCAAGACCAACCCCAGCGCGAGGCAGTGCATGCCCTGTGGTGGAGCTGGTGTGAGGATGCCGATGCGGCGGGGCTCACAGACTTCTACGGTCTTCAAGGTTTGGCCACGCGCGCCATGCTCGAAGGTGGTGAGGCGTTTGTGCGCATGCGCTACCGAAGAGCGGAAGACAACTTGTCTGTGGCGTTTCAGCTCCAAGTGCTTGAAGCAGAGCATTTGCCCATCAGCCTGAATCAAGACTTGCCCAACGGCAATGTGGTTCGAGCGGGCATTGAGTTTGATCTCTTGGGCCGACGGGTGGCGTACCACCTGTACCGAGCGCATCCGAACGACGGGATGCTGGCGCCTATGTCAGGGACGGGTAGTCTTGATTTGGTACGGGTGGATGCGACTGAAATCGTGCATCTGTACCGACCACTTCGACCGGGACAGATTCGGGGTGAGCCTTGGCTTGCCAGAGCGTTGGTCAAGCTAAATGAGTTGGACCAGTACGACGACGCTGAGCTGGTGCGCAAGAAGACGGCTGCCATGTTTGCGGGTTTCATCACCCGCATGGCCCCTGAGGACAACCTGATGGGCGAGGGTGATGCCGATGAGAGCGGTGTGGCTTTGGCAGGCATGGAGCCCGGAACATTGCAGATCTTGGAGCCAGGTGAGGACATCAAGTTCTCTGCACCTGCGGATGTGGGTTCGAGCTATGCCGAGTTCATGCGTCAGCAGTTCAGAGCGGTTGCCGCAGCCATGGGCATCACGTTTGAGATGCTCACGGGTGACTTGACCCAAGTGAACTACTCATCCATTCGGGCTGGACTGTTGGAGTTTCGGCGTCGGTGTGAGACCTTGCAGCACGGCGTGATCGTGCATCAGTTGTGTCGCCCGATCTGGCGCGCATGGATGCAGCAAGCCGTGCTTGAGGGCAAGTTGGATTTGCCCAACTACCGAACCAAAGCGCGTGAGTACCAAGCAGCCAAGTGGATCCCGCAGGGCTGGCAATGGGTGGATCCCGAGAAAGAGTTCAAGGCCATGCAGTTGGCCATCCGCTCTGGCTTGATGAGCCGCTCAGAAGCTATTTCGTCCTACGGCTATGACGCGGAATCCATCGATCGGGAGATCGCCGCAGACAACGCACGCGCTGACTCGCTGGGCTTGGTGCTCGACACCGACCCACGCTTGGTTGCACGTAACGGAGCTACCAACCAAGTGGCTCCCACCCATCCACCGGATGTGCCTGATGCGCCGCTGGTGGACCAAGAAACCTAGACACGGTTCTTTTCATCTCTTAACTCAGAGGTCCTATGACAAATCTTCCGACGATGCCGTATCTGGCTTCTCGGGTTTTTGGCACGCCTTTGCTCATTCATCCCCGC